GACGAATGCCGAGAGATCATCCGCATCGTTGACGATGTTAAGCTGTGCCCGGACTTTTACGCGGAGATATTCGAACCGATCAATACTTACAACCTATGAAGATAACCCCCAAAGATACGGTTAGTGATGTTGTGATGCGCAACCGTGCATTATTCAGCATGGGTACCGAACGTATCGTAAAAGCCATACAAGGCCTTCCGGAGCCGGAGTTCGTGCCTATGAAACGCCGAATGTGGTTCGACAAACGGCTGCCCGTGCGTGACATTGCCGACATCACTATGGGCGAACTGAACGCCATCGAAGCCCGTAAACCGTCGTACGAATATTTTTGCATCGTGCTCGGCGTGATGCTCGGGCTCACGAAATTCAACCGCATAGGCGTTGACGGCAATCCGGACTGGAACGCGGAGTTCAGCATAGACGAGGAGCAAATCGGACGCCTCCGGTTCATCCGTGCCCAGCGCTATTTCATTGCCATACAGAAAGGGTTGGAAGGTATCGGCAAATCGTGGGAAAAGCTGGAAATGCCCCTCACGGCCGCCGAGATGAAAGCGCGTGTCAAGCGACCCAATCGCGGTCTTGTTGCCGTCTGCCGCAAATACTGCCAGATAATGAACGGCGCCGTAGATATGAATAAAGCATGGAATACGCCGTGGGCGACAGTATACGAAGCATTCGAGGCATGCAAGTGCGACAACATGGAACAGCGAGCCATCTATGAAGCGAACAAATCTAACGGGAGACGGAGACGATGAAAAAAAGCATCAACGAGATATTCAGAGAGTGCGCCGAGGCGGAGGGACTGTGCTCCTATATGTACGCCCGGATAGCCGAAGCAAACTACCTGATGGACGATGTCAAGCAATACCCCGTATTGCTCCGTCAGTTCAACGAGACGATTTCCGAAACACGGATGTCGGACATGCGACGCCGGACGACGACGCTCTATTTCTGCGACGCCCTCGGGAAAGCGGAGCCGGACACGGAGACCGAAGTGCAGCCAATCGTCGAAAAGATGGAAGAACGCGCCTTTGCATTTATCAACCGGATGCGGTCGATGGGTATAGAGGTCGAGCTTGTGGCCAACGCGACGCCTTTTTACGGCAAATTCGACGTATTGGTGGCCGGCGTAACCCTAAGCGCTACGATGACCTATAACATCTGCTGATATGCCCACCATCCGGCAAATAGAGGAGATATTCAGCCCCGAGCGGATCATCACCATCTGTGAAGACGAATTCGGCCCGCTCGCCGAGCAGATCGCCTTCAATATAATGACCAAGAGGACCAACAGCGGCGCCGATGTCAACGCTTTGGGGCTTCCGGAGGAAACGACCGGAGCGACGACCGAAAGCCTTAAAACCATTCATGAATCTACGAACGGCGGACTTACGGTCTCATTTGTCGGGCGCAAAGG